AGGTTGTTTTATGTGGACTTTAGTAGGTTTGATGTGGAACGACAGAGCCTTGATAGTATTAAATGCAGTAGCAACTTTTGTATTGCTAACAGGTATAATTAAATTATTTATTTAGGAGGGAACATGAACATATTTTATTTTGACGAGTGTCCAGTCAAGTCAGCAGAAGCACAGCCAGATAAGATGCTAGTGAAAATGCCACTTGAAACTGCACAGATGTTATGCACAGCACATAGAGTGTTAGATGGTGATGAGTATGCAGATAGTGTAGGACTTTACAAGGAAGCATACAAGAATCATCCATGCACAGTATGGGCTAGACAATCTAGTGGTAATTATAAGTGGTTATATACACACTTCTTAGCACTTGGTATGGAGTACACTTATAGATATGGTAAGACTCATGCAAGTGTTACTAAACTTGGTAAACATTTACATTTACCACCAAAGAATATACACAAAGGAGACATGACACCACTAGCACAGGCTATGCCTGATGAATACAAAGATGATAACCCTATTGTAGCATATAGAAATTATGTAATACATGAAAAACATTATGCACAATGGAACAAGAACAGAGAACAACCAACATGGTGGAGAAAATAATATGTACCCAGAATTTAAAAAACTAAATAAGGATGAATACCGAGAGTTTGAATCTTGGATAAAAGAAAACAACGAAGAACTTTATCAGAATAAAATAGCTTATGAAGTTCGTTGGGGTAAGGATGAATACTACTATGTAAAACTTTGCATGGAAAGTATTTATACTTTAGATGATATTTTACTTGACATTAGGAACAAGTTAGAGTATAATACAGACAATTAAACAGCCAAACCAAAAGGAGGTTATATATGGCAGTATTAGAAGGAAAAGCCTACTGGGCTTCAGTGACTACACCAAACACTACGTTTGAACCTGTGTATACAGTTGATTTAGTAGTGAATGATGATGTTGCAAATGACTTTGAAGCTCGTGGTTTTAAAGTAAAAGACTTATCCATTAAGGATGAGAGTGGTGGTGAAACCTCTGTTGGTAGAGCCTTAACAATAAAAAGAAAAGTGAATGGACCAAATGGCATGGTAAGAAATGCACCTAAACTTTTTGATAAGAACAAACAACCTATGGATGAAGTTGTAGGTAATGGTTCTACTGTTAAAGTTCAATACAACGAGTGGGAAACCGATAACAAGTATGGTAAGTTCAAAGGTTTGGATTTTCAAGCCATGCAAGTATTAGAATTAGTAGCACTAAAGACTCAAGATGGTGCTGAATTAGACCCTTATGGGGATGGTGAGGAATTTTAATATGATTATAACTATTAAGAGTGACGAAGGTATTACACATTACGATGTAAATAATATTAAAGATGAACAACTGCAAAACAATGCTCGTATTACTATCAATAAAGTAGGCACATTGGAAGTTCATTTAGAAGCTTTAAACTTTGCCAGTCAGGCACACAGAAACAATCTTGAAACCCTCTTAAAAGATTGTCCTGAAGCTGTGGTAGAGGTTGAAGAAGAAAGTGTTGATGAGGAAGCTTCGACTGAAGAAGAATAATCGACATAGATATCTCCATACTAAGCCACTCTCGTAAAACAGGGTGGCTTTCTTATTTTAAACGAGGGTAAATATATGCAAGAACAAAGTAAATTTATAAAGTATCACGTTCCTTGTCACGAATGTGGTAGTAAAGATGCAGTCTCTGTCAACGAAGATGGGTCTGCAAAATGTTTTAGTTGTGACAAATTTTATACAAACTATGAGGGAAAAGTAACGCACATGACAAATTATATTCAACAACCAACACCTAAACCAAGTGTTAATGCACATGGAGGTATCTTTGCAAAGCTTACAGATAGAAATATATCTAAAGAGACAGCTCAAAAGTATGGTGTTAAAGTCGTGTATGATTCAGCAGGTCAATTAGCTCAACATCTCTATCCATTTTATATTAATCATGAGCAATGTGCTACAAAGATTAGATATGTAAGAGATAAAAGGTTTGCTTTTGAGGGAACAATACAGGATTCAGGATTATTTGGACAAAACTTATTCAAGGAAGGCGGAAAATATCTTACGATAGTCGAGGGAGAGTGTGATGCTATGGCTACTTATGAGCTACTAGGCTCTAAGTGGGCTGTAGTATCCATTAAACGTGGTGCTTCATCTGCTGTAAAAGATATTAAAGAAAGCTTAGAATATGTTGAGAGCTTTGATAATGTTGTGATATGTTTTGACAAAGACAAAGCAGGTATCGAAGCAGCACAGAAAGTTGCGAGTATAATCAAGCCAGGAAAAGCAAAGATTGTTACATTACCTAATGGATTTAAAGACCCTAACGATATGTTAAATCAGGGTAGACATGCAGAGTTTACAAGAGCTTGGTGGGACGCACAACTTTATACACCTAGCGGTATCATCAGAGTATCTGAAAAGCAAAAAGATTTCTTACATAGAGAACAAAAAGAAAGTGTTCCATATCCTTATGACGGACTCAATAAAAAACTATTAGGCATGAGAGCAGGTGAGCTTGTAACTATTACAGGTGGCACAGGACTAGGTAAATCTAGTGTGACTAGAGAGTTAGAGCATTGGTTGATAAACAAGACAGAAGACAACGTAGGTATCATAGCTCTTGAAGAAGACTGGAAACGTACAGTCGATGGTATACTTTCTATCGAAGCAAACGATAAACTTTTTATAGACAGTGTAAGAAACGAATACGAAGAACATACACTGATTGATATGTTTGATAAAGTCTTTGGCAATGATAGAGTATTTATTCATGCACACTTTGGAGCTAATGATATTGACGCTATCTTTGCAAAGCTTAGATATTTGATTGTTGGTTGTGATTGTAAATGGGTTATCGTAGACCACTTACATATGCTTGTAAGTTCTATGATTGAAGGTGATGAAAGACGAGCTATTGATAATATCATGCACAGATTACGTAGCATGGTAGAGGAAACAGGAGCAGGTATTATTCTTGTGTCGCATCTAAGAAGAATAGATGGAAACAAAGGACATGAGAATGGTATTACTGTAAGTCTTTCTCATCTTCGTGGCTCTAATAGTATTGCACAACTTTCTGATTGTGTTATAGCTCTTGAAAGAAATCAACAATCAGATGATGATTTAGAATCAAGAACCACAAGACTACGTATACTTAAATCTAGATATACAGGTGACGTAGGTATGGCTTGTGCATTAGTGTACGATAAAGAAACAGGTAGGCTTTCAGAGTATGAAGACAATGAAATGTTAAACTCTGCTGATGAAGAAGTCATACCTTTCTAGGAGAAACATATGCAGTTAGTATTTGATATAGAAACAGATGGATTAAATCCTTCAGTTATATGGTGTCTTGTAGCACAAGATGAACTAGGAAAGTTCTATCATTTCTACGAAGATAATTTAACTGAAGGCATAAAGTTTTTACAAAAAGCAGATAAGCTTATAGGTCATAATATATTAGGTTATGATATACCAGTGATTAAAAAACTTACTGGTATTGATTTATACCATGCTGATAAAGTTGTTGATACACTTGTGCTATCTAGACTACTTAATCCCATAAGAGAAGGTGGTCATAGCATAGCCAAGTGGGGTTATAAACTTGGACTACCTAAAAAAGATTCGCCTGAATGGTCAGCATTTACAAAAGAAATGTTATCGTATTGTGAAAGAGATGTTGAAATAAATTATAAATTATTTAATTATTTGAAAAAAGAATCTATTGGTTTTTCAAAAGAATGTATAAAGTTAGAACATAAAGTTACACATATTCTTGAACAACAAAAACAAAATGGATTTTTATTTGATGAGAAAGAAGCTATGCTTTTGACAGCAGAACTATCATCTAAACTTAAAGAAACTGAAGATAAAGTACACGAAACATTTAAGCCTATATGGATAGACGATAAAATGATAACACCTAAACTGAAAAAAAATGGTGAACTTTCTAAACAAGGATTGACAGAACAAGAGTACAATGATATAATAGAGGGTACGCTTGAAAGAAAACCTTTCATGAGAAAAACTTTACAAGAGTTTAACTTAGGTTCTAGAAAACAAATAGGACAAAGATTACAAGAGCTTGGTTGGAAGCCAAATAAATTTACACCAACAGGTCAAGCTATTGTAGATGAAAATACTCTTAAAAAAATTACTCACATAAAAGAAGCAAAGCTTATAGCAGACTTTCTTTTATATCAAAAAAGATTAGCTCAAGTCCATTCATGGATAGAAGCTCTTGAAAAAGATAATAGAGTACATGGTTCAGTTATAAGTACTGGTGCTATCACTGGTCGTATGGCTCATAGAAATCCTAACATGGCACAAGTACCGGCAGTCTATAGTCCTTATGGTAAAGAATGTCGTTCATGTTGGACAGTACCAGAAGGTTATAAGCTTGTAGGTATAGATGCAAGTGGTTTAGAACTAAGAATGTTAGCACACTATATGGCTGACGAGGAGTATGTAAATGAAATTATCAACGGAGACATTCATACAGCTAACCAACAGTTTGCTGGACTTAAATCAAGAGATGAGGCAAAAACTTTCATCTATGCACTCATTTACGGAGCAGGAGATGAAAAAATTGGAAGCATCATTAAAGGAAATAGAAACGATGGTAAGCGACTGCGAGAACGGTTTCTTACTGGTCTACCAGCACTTAGAACTCTTAAGGAACGAGTTGATAGAGCTGCGGAAAAGGGCTATCTCAAAGGGTTAGATGGTCGTAAGATATTACTAAGACATAAACACGCTGCACTAAACACTTTATTACAAGGTGGAGGAGCAATCGTGATGAAAAAAGGATTAGTGATACTAGATAATCACATAAAATTAAATACTTTAGACGCTAAGTTTGTTGCAAATATTCATGACGAATGGCAGATACAAGTAAAAGAAACTCAAGCAGATTTTGTAGGTAGACTTGGAGTTCAAGCTATTGAAAAAGCAGGAGAATACTTTAAAATGCGTTGTCCTTTAACAGGAGAATATAAAATAGGAGACAGTTGGTATGAAACCCATTAAAAGAAAAACGTCTACTATTAATTTTGGGTATACATTTAATCAAGAAACAGGTTTGTTAGATGCAATAAAAACTGAATTAAAAGAGTTAGAATATATTGAAAATGAAATACTTAAAAACAATATGTCTTTAAGAAAAGCTTGTGAATATTTAAAAGAAAAAACTAAAAGACATTTATCAGCTCCCGGATTAAAAAAACATATGGATAAAAAATATGGAACAGGAGAGTGGTTGTCAAAAGCAAAAGGAGAAATATATATTATCTCTAATCCTGCTTGGAAAGGTTGGATTAAAGTTGGTAAAAGTATAAATACAGATAAAAGATTATCACAGTTTCAAGCATGTTGTCCTTTAAAAGATTTTGAAATTGTTAAAATTATTACAGTAAAAAATCAAATCAAGGCTGAAAGAAAAGTACTTGAGTTTATGAAATTTTTTGCAGAAGATAACAAAGGAGAATGGATAAAAATAAATACAGATAAAGCTATAGAAATTTTAACTACTTACAAGGAAAAACATGAAACCTAAAATAGAAGACAGAAAAAAGTTTGACATTGACTTAACTTATGGTACAATAAGAGAAGAAAAAATAGCAGAGATGCTTACCAATAAAAAAATAGAAGTTAAATCTGAAAAAGATTTATGGCAAAACACAGGAAACATTTGCATAGAATACGAATCATATGGTAAGCCTTCAGGTATAAGAGCAACTGAATCTGATTATTGGTTTCATAATTTATGTGTTGGTGATAATGAATTTTGTACATTAGTTTTTAAAACAGATGTGCTTAAAACTATCGTAGATAAATTAGATACATTTAAAACTGTAAGTGGTGGAGACCATAAAGCAAGTAAAATGTTTCTAGTAAATTTACAAAAACTATTCTCATCGGATGTTATCAAAGCATTCAAGGAAGCAGAAAATGAAAAAACTAAATAACTTAGTTCCAGACATATACAAAATTTTAGATTCTTTAACAGAAGGTAAAGAGTTAAAAATATCAGAAAAAATGTATGAAGAGTTTGGTAAAGATATGGCTGATGCTTTAAGACATTGGTCTACTCCTCAAGACAGAACTGAAAAAGAAATATTACGTATGTCAAACATAGGTAGACCTGAAAGACGTTTATGGTTTGATGCTCATACCCAAACAGAAACAACAGAAAAACTAGAACCCAATATACAGATTAAGTTTTTATACGGACATTTACTTGAGGTTTTACTTTTGTTTTTTGTTAAACTTTCTGGACACAAACTTACAAACATGCAAAAAGAAATAACTGTAAATGGTATCAAAGGACATATGGATTGCATGATAGATGGTGAAGTAGTAGATGTAAAAACTGCATCAGGATATGCATACAAGAAATTTAAAGAAGGAACATTAAGCGAAGATGATTCCTTTGGTTATCTTGCACAACTTGCAGGTTATGAAAAAGCAGAGGGTACAAACAAAGGTGGCTTCTTAGTTATGAATAAAGAAACAGGAGAGCTTTGTACTTACATACCTGATGATATGGAAAAACCTAACATCGTTTCTAAAATAGAAAACGTAAAAGAACTTATTGTAAAAAATGAACCACCTGAATTTTGTTATGACCCTGTACCAGAGGGTGCATCAGGTAATATGAAACTAGCTAGAGGATGTACATGGTGTCCACATAAAATAGAATGCCATAAAGATGCTAATGATGGACAAGGTTTAAGAGTTTTTAATTATGCTAAAGGTCCTGTATATCTTACAAAGATTGTTAAAGAACCTAAAGTTGAGGAAGTAAAATTATGAATCAAAGAAAAGCAAAGCAAGTAAGGAAACTTTCAAAAGAGTTTGTAATTACATGGTTAAAAACTATGCTTATAGAAGAAGAACAAAAGAAAGTAAATATAGATAATTTTAAAAATTATTTACCTGAAGATACTCACTTTTTTAGTAATGGAAAACTAATGGTTTCTGCTTATACGCCAAGATGGTTTGCTAAAAGAATAAAAAAAGTATTAAAAAATAAAGATATAAATAGTATTACTTACTCGGATGTTATGTAATGGTTGGATACAGAAAACCTAGAAAGGTTAGACCAACAGAAAAAGATGTTCCTAAAGGATATGATTCTAAATGGGAACATAAATTACACACCAGTGTTTTACAATCTTGGAAACATCATTCAAATAAAATACCTTACGTAGTAGAACATAATTATGAACCTGACTTTGTAAAAACTATAAAAGGTAAAGAATATTTACTTGAAGCCAAAGGTAGATTTTGGGACTACCAAGAATATAATAAATATGTTTGGATTAGAAAATCTCTAAAACCAAATCAAGAGTTAGTGTTTTTATTCTTGACTCCTTATTCTCCTATGCCTCAAGCAAAACGTAGAAAAGATGGAACAAAAAGAACCCACGCAGAGTGGGCAGAAAAAAATAATTTTAAATGGTACAGTGAAGAAACATTACCGGAGGAATGGAAAAGTGAAATACAAGTTTAAAGAAGATGAAACTTTAAAACAACTCAAGCTTTATGTTGATAGAACTTATGACCAACATTATGCTAATGGTAAGTATCAAGCAACAGACATGATAATTGATTCAGGATATGGTGAAGGATTTTGTCTTGGAAACATTATGAAATATGCTATGAGGTTTGGTAAGAAAGATGGTAAAAATAATTTAGACTTGTATAAAATAATTCACTATGCTATAATAGCATTATATGTAAACAATAAGGAACAAGATAATGGTTGAAGATAAAATAGGAACTAAGCCTTACTTAGGAATTGAAATAAACTATGATAAAGAAAAAACATTTGATAAATTTAGTTTAGATACACTCAAAGA